TCATGGCTGCACCTCCTGATCTGGCATCCATATATTACTGTGGAATCCCCGCGCGGTGGGCTTATGAGGCCCAGGAGTGGGAACAATACGTACAGCCCCGACATGATCAGCCAGCTTGCCGGGCGGCATAGTGCACGGATCAGCGTGCGGTTCGTAGGTCTCCTGCCCGGTTTCAGCGGCCATCTTGCGAGTCTCCGCCCGTCCCCGGTTGATGACGGTGTACATCAGGTGCCGGACGTGTTCCACGGCGGCCCAGTTGCGCAATGCCTGGTACACATCCCGGCCCGTGCAAGGCAGGTGCAGCTGGTCGCGCACAATCTCGGCCAGATAGTCCGGAGTTATCTCATAGCGCTGCATGGCATCACGCAGATTGTGGATGGCCTTGTCCATCTCCGACCAGGTACGGTCCTTGACAGGCGCACAGCCAAGATAGGATGCCAGCCTATTATAGATAGGTACGTAGTGCTCCTGGGTGGCTTTGGTCAATGACTCGGTGATCCCTGTGGCTGCCCAGACCTCGTCGTGCCTCCAATCTCTCAGAGACGGGAGGGGGCATCCCTGGGACTGGATACGCTTGTAGGCCTTGCCGGCCATAATGGACAGTACGGCGATCTGTCGCTTGGTAAGTGGCTTATTGTTCATGACCGGGATTTTGTAGAGCCTTGATCAGTTGTTGCCGCTGCTTGGGCGTCAGATAGACAAGAGTGGCTGTTGCTCCTCCTCTATCAGTGCCCGTCCAGATAGTCAGCAGGGTCTGGAATCCATAGTCTTTAACCTCAATCTTAGTCATCCCTGGTACTCCTCTCTACGTAAAAAGTCTCCACCTGTTTGATCTCCAAACCCAGCTTGGCGAGCTTGTGAGGCTTGACATGCTGGCGGATTGCATCCTTGTCAGGAGTCACCTTGGTGACCAGGTACGCCTTGCGGCGCGTAGTCTTGAGCAGGGCGACAATCTTGTCCCACGTCCAGCCCTTGGCGGGCTTGAGGGAGGGCTGCCCCAGGCGGTAGCCGTAGGTGGTCAGAGCAGTGGTGCCGGATTTGCGGCCCTTGGAAAACAGCTCGTCCCTGCGGGGGGATGCCCATTGCTCGGCCAGTTTGGTGAGCCGGTCAATCTCCCTGGTCAGCTCGCTGATTTTGGGGTCGTGATCCGTGAGCACTTGCTGCATGGCGGCCTCCTTGGCGGCTTGCAAGGTATCCAGCTCGACGCCTTTGCGGGCGATGTCGTCCAGGGTCTGACAAAATTCAGCCTTGTCCTTAATAACCTGCTGGTCGGTTGCTTTAGTGGTTGTGCGTATTTTACCCATTGCAGTCTGTAGTTGGTTGTTGGTTACATTGGCACTGCCCCAGCAGGACGTAAGTGAGTACCCCAGGAGCATCGTCCGGAGTAAGATCGGCAAGAGCCACGGTGTATTGTTTGCCGTGTCCCTTGAGGCCTCTCCGGACCACCGCCTTATCACCTGACAATATATCCTCAATAACCCCATCATATCCGGCTGATCTGAGTGATATTCTGGTTCGGTTGGCAGACCTGCTGCTGGTCATACAGGTCTGGTTGACGTAGACCACATCTCCAACCTTAAAAGTTGACGGATCGACGGGTCTGAGCTTGCCGCAGTGCGGGCATGTATATTTCTCATTGTCCATTGTTATTGTGTATTTCTCTTGTTGAGTTGTTTTCTCTTTTTGGCCAGCATGTTAACGACATGCTGCCAGGTAAGGTCTGGCGTGGCGCTGAGCCACTCCAGAAATCGCTCTCCATCTACAGGGACGTAGTATTGTCCGAGCTGCTCCAGCCGGATGGCGATCATGCCCGGCCAGCGGGGGTCGCAGACTACCCAGTGATCACACGCGCCGGGGAAGCGGGAGAGTTGCAGGCCGATGAGATAGGCCAGTGTATTGGGATCGTAGGTCATGGCTGGTCAATGTAGATGTAGACGGGAGGGATGGGATTAACAGGCTCGGCTCTGTTGATCAGCTTGTGTACCAGATCATCGGATGAAAGATGATTGCCGTGATTGGCGCGGTTCAGCTCTGAGCGGATGCCCTCAGTCATGATTCTTCGGCACTCCGGGCAGACCGCATAGGTCTGCCCATGGCGCTGGATGATCTCCAGGCGCGCGTGCCGGTGGTAATAGCAATAGATGGGATCAGTCATGGCGTCTGGCCCTCCTCTCCATATCGGTAAACCGGGGAAGAAAACACCTCTCCAACTTGCCCGTGTCGTGGTTAAGATGCACGTTGATGCCCGTGACATCGTGCATGAAGTTGAAGTTATCGGCCTGTTCCATATCGGCGAGCCTTAGTGGACACCCGTTGCAATGGCATGCCTCCAGGTCCATCTGAATATCCAGCTCATCGACATCTGTATTGCCATATTTACGGTAAAGGGCGACAGCCCTCTTGGCGATGCGTTCAATGATTTCACGCTCCGCAGGTGTGGCGGTAAACAGATCTATCATTGTTGGCCCTCCCGGTTGCGATTGATGGCATCGGCCATTACTTCGCCGATAGCGTTCGTGTTGCGGGCAATGACTGTCTTGAGCAGCGTGTCGACACGTGATGCCGGCGTCTCGTGGTCGGCCTCCCGGAGGGTCTCGTTGTAAATAGACAGCCCGTGCTTGCCCGTGTCCGTGATAACATCCTCAATATGGATGATATAATGGCCTCCCCAGGGGGCCGGTTTGACATTGAGGGCTTGCCGCCCCCTGTCCTGTTGATTGTTAGTGTTGGTGCTGTACATGATTGTGGTGTTATTGGTTGGAAGTTGAGTCAGGCTGGTCGTCCTCGGTGGGGCCGACGGTGATGTTGGCCAGGCGGATATTGCCCAGCAGGTCGTGCAGATGGGATATGGCCATATTGAGGCAGTCATAGTCCGTCTTGGTCAGGAGGGCCACCTTGCAATGGCTGACCCGATCAACATGGATATGCTGGGTAATGTAAAGCAGCTGCCGGTGCCGTTCCCACTGCGCCTCGCTCAATACCGAGATAAGTTCCAGGGAAAGGCTGTGATGCGTGGTGATGAGGGCGTCGAGGTCAGCCAGGCGGAGGACCACATATCGGGTGCCTCCCAGGTCAACGATGCTGTACTTGATGGTCTTCTTGCGCATGATTTTTTTGAGGGGTTATACGTATTCCGGCATCTTGCCGGCTTCCATTTCTTCGAGCTTCTTGACGGCGGCCAGGTAGTAGTCCCAGGTAAGGTCCACCCCGGCATTGTTGGCGGCCTCCACCCCTTTGCGCAGGCGCTTGGTGGTCTTGCCGAATCCGTACAAATTGGCCTGCTGCTTGAGGGTGGCCAGCATGGCCCGGCTGGGGGACGGATAGCCGTAATAAGTCCACAGGGTTTCCAGGTCGCGGGTCTCGATATGGTCCGGGAGGCGGTAGATATTGGCCGCCCCTCGCTTGGAGGTTTGCTCCAGGATGCCTTTCCACTTGTCATTTTTTTCGACGTACTCGGCCAGGACGGGCGTACCCACCAGGAGCATGCCGCACTGGGTCTCGTCGTAAATCTCCCGCAGCTGTTCAATGCCCTTGCGTCCGGTCTTGTCGCTGTCCAGCGCGTGGTGGATCTCGTCGACAATGAGCAGGTGCTCCGGAGTCAGGCGGTTGACAATCTTGGCAATCTGGAACTCGGTGTTGCCTTTGACCGACAGGCCTAATTGGGCGGCAATGCGGTAGAGCAGCCGTCCTGGACTGGTGACCACCGGGCAGCGCACCAGGATAACCGTACCGGGATGGCGGCGGGCGTACTCCTTGAGCGCCCAGGTCTTGCCCCACTGCGTTTTGCCCACCAGCATGGAGGCGTATTGATTGACGTGGGTCAGCTCGGCAATCTGCATCACGTAGCGCGCCAGAGCCGTCTCGATAAACGGCCCGTCAGACGCTGATTGCTGGCGCAGGGCCAGCAGGCCGCACAGGTCATCAAGCTTGGAAAGGTGAGGGCCGGTCGGGGCCTGGTAAGCGCCAATCAGCAGGCGGTGCATGACCGTCGTGCTCACCGGCAGCTTGTCGGCCAGCGTGCGCAGCGTCCAGTCATGGTCTACTGCGTAGTTGATCAGGTCGGTGAGCATCTTCTTGTGAGCCGGTTTGTACGGCGTATCCTGAATGCGGTCCAGATACCTGCTCAGGTTGGCATTGTTGTTGATTTTTGTAATATCGTCCATATTGTTATTATTGTGTCTGTTATGTTATAAAAATCTTACATCGGGCAGGTCGTGGGGCAGCTCGTCGTCATTGCTGCCGCTGGCGGGGATGAGGCTGATGTCCGGCATGGACTCGGCCGCCGCCGTGGCTGCCCTGGTCACGGTCCGCTTATCGGCGGGAGTGGGGGTGAGGGAGTATGCCTGGGCATACTCGGCGGCCGTCACCGGCTTGCCCTCCATCAGGCGCCTGTTGTGCTCGCGCTTGCGGACGATGTCCGCCTCGGTATTGGCTCCGATGATGCGGGCATATTCCAGCTGCTGCTCCCGATATCCGGCCGCCTTGCCCATGGCCTGCTCCACGGCGTGCGTATCCGCCGTGCAGACCCTCTGCACGAGGGAGGCCGTACCGATGACGCGCCCGTCCTGCCCGCACACAAAGAGCTGATTGTCATCGTAGGGGTTAACGTAGCCCTGGTACGTGCCGTGGGCCAGAACCCGGACGGCTCCGTCAGGAGTCGCCACGCGGGCCTCGTAAATCAGGTCTTCGTCACGGATGGTTTTGTCGCGCATCCGGATGTAGGCGCTGGCCACCTTGATGGGGCGGGCCATGTCCGTGCCCAGGATCTGGCAGATGCACCAGGGGGGCAGCTTGATGAGCCTGTTGCCCGGTTTGGCCTCCTCGCAGGCCCATGCCTCGGAGGGGCTCATCCGGCGCCGGCGCACCAGGTCGGCCCCGGTTTCGCAGGCGGTGCGGATGATCTGGGCGGCCATGGACGGCTCCACCTCGGAGGATGGTGTCCAGGAGGCGGAGGCCGAGAGGCGCAGCTCCTCGACCATGAACCCGCATCGCTCCCAGCCCTCCAGTCTGTGGTCGGTGCGCGTGTTGATGTCGCTGACTATCTTGGTCAACTCGCGGCTCAGCTCGTCCATGGTCAGCATGTAGTGCTTGAGTTGACCGGCTTTGTCCGCGGGCAGCTTGTCCATCGCCTTGATGAGCTGCTCCTCGGCGCGTACCAGCCCGTGCAGGGTTTCCGGGGGCGTGCGGTCGTGGCCGGTGGCTCCCGGCAGATGGCTGATGCGGTTGTGCTGCAGGTTGTGGTAGCTTTCCAGCGCCGCCTTGTGGCGCGGGTTGCCCACGCCCCGGCCACCGTGGCCCTGCTTGAGAGTCTGGCGCACGCCTCCGATGCCGGAACGGTCCACCTTGATCAGGCCGCCGCTGGCATGGTAGAGCAGGTCTTCCAGTTCCTTGCTGATAGCCGCCGTTCCGTTTTCGACGACGAGCGTCGTCCCCTTGGGCGAGTACCCGACGGTAGCTCCCCACAGGGCCAGGATGCTGCGCATATCCCGCTGGTTAAGATGGATCATCTTGCCCGTCTCCTCATCGCGGCGGCGTATCTTTTGCCCCCACGCCACACGCTTGCCCGTAAGGTACTCCAGCACGCCCAGCTGCAGGGGCTGCCCTTTGTCCCGCCCGGAAAGCACCATCAAGTCAAGCCAGACGTCGTCAAAGAGGAAATGACTGCCCAGCCAGAGCCCTTCGCGGGTGGCCAGTACCTGCGCCAGCTGGGGCGCGGCGGCCCGGATGCCCTGCTTGAGCGCCACCGTCTCCAGAGATTGGGGAGCGAGCCTCTGCAGATTGCGCAGGCTCCAGCCGGAGGGGACGCGCGGCCAGCCCGGCCAGTCCTCATAGCCGGGGATGGTGTCGCGCCTCTCCGTCCAGGTCTTGAGCAGGAGTTGGCGGGCCGTGGGGATGCCTCCGTTGCGCTGGCACCGGGTGCAGAGGCCGTGCCAGTAGGCAAGGAATTTGCTGAGGGTGACGCGGCTGCGCGCCTGTATTTTACGGTAGCGGCGGTCCACCAGGGAGAGGGGATTGTCGCCGTTGTTGCGCCAGATGTCATACCAGCGGCGCATAGTCACCGGGGAGATGCCGCAGAGGGCGGCGGCATCCCGGATGGCTTCCTGCTGCCCGCCATAGCAGGCGCTGGCCTCCCTGATGCGCTTGCAGGCCGCATAGAGGGTCAGCACTCTGTCCCGCTCCACCAGCGGCAGATCGTCCATGGTGATATTAAAGTCCATTATCTTAAAGTGTTGTTGTACCGTTGACTATGCCATCCATCGTGGCCCTGACGCTCTGTACGTCGGCATCGGATACCTTGCGGGCGTAAGCGGCCAGGGAATCGGCAAAAAGCTCTCGCTCCTGGAGGCGCAGCAGGTGGACGTAGCCCTGGTCGATAAAAGTTCCCAGCTGTTTGAGGAGGCAGGCTGCGTCCTGCTCGGCCTGATGCCGGCGGCGCTCCAGTTCTTCCGGGGGGAGGTTGAGAGCGGCCAGGTCATTGGCCAGCTTATCCATGGGGGTGAGGGCCTGAGCCCCGTCAGGGTTGCCGGAGCCGGTAAAGCCCAGGGGCTTGACCCGGTCGTGCGTTGTCCGCTTGCGGGTGGTAATCACGCCCAGGTTGATCTCCATCTGTCGGGGTGTTTCGGCTCCGTCGGTTACTTTATCTACTAGGTCGGGCAGCTCGGAGACAGGCTCACCGCATAGGCCCGCGTCCAGGAGAATTCTCTCCACATTATCTAATCTTCCTGCGGCTGTTTTATAACAGCGCATGTAGCGGTTGGACATCTGCTGGGTAAATTGAAACCGTGGTTTCAATTTATCGTCTTTGGCGAAAAATTCGCCCCACTCTCCATGATGAGTCGCGGCCTTAAGCTCGGTCAGCAGCTTGCCCAGCTTGAGTCCTGCCGTCACGGCATTGCGCCCGGCGCATGCCGCCATCTCTGCCTGCGCCTGGGCATACCGGTGCAGGCGGTTGGCTTCGCTGACGCCCAGCGTCACCCGCGTTTCCGCGGTTATCATAAGCTCGTGTTTCATTGGTTGAAATGTTGTTGACGATTGATTTCCTGCTGCAGGATGTAACGGTTGAGGGCCACCCTCAGCTTGACCAGGGCCTTGTCCTGCAGCTCCCAGACAGCCTTGTCGGACAATCCCAGGTAATGGGCCAGTTCCGGGCAGGTGAGCGGGCCGTCGTGAGGCACCCGGTAATGGCGTCGCACTTCCGGGATGTTCCAAATGGCGGACCAGATGGCCCATTCCTCGGCCGTCATGGGCGCGTCCATGTCAACGGGTGTGTCGTCCATCATCGTGTGGCCTTTCCATGACTGGCAGGATGGCCGTGCGCGGGTCCTTGAGGCCGTCGCGCACCTGCTGCTCCTCCGTATCCAGATACCATCCTCCCGCCTTAACCATCCCTAGGAATGCCAGGGCCATGACTGCTATGGCGGCAATGAGATTGGCGGCTCTCCTCAGCATCGTTACCTGCTCCTCCTTAATGATGTCAGTTTTTTGCGCGGCAACCTTCGGATGCGGACTTTCAGGGCGTTGCCCCGGTCTGGCGCTCCTTTGAGGACGCGGCGGAGATGACTGGCTGTCACTCCTAATACTTCGGCGGCTTCGGTCGGGGTGTATCCATGACCAAGTAACCATTGAATGTTGATGTTCTTTTCTTGTATGGTCATTGCTGTTTGTGTTAATTCTGCCTTATGGCCGCCTTTATAGGGCGGCTCTCATAAATGTGAGATATATTAACAGGTGTGACCATGCAAGAAAAAAATGATACAGATGTGAGTTTTTGTGGCCGTTTTGCCGACTTGCTAAACAACTGTGAATACTCACAACGTCAAGTGGCCGTTAAGCTAGGATTAACAGAGGGAGCTATTATCAACTACAAACGCGACCGCATTCCCAAAGCATGGGAACTATTACGCATTGCTAAATTTTTTGGTGTAACGATGGAATGGCTGTTGACTGGCAAGGATCCCATGATACAAGCATCATCAGATTCTTGGCGGGAAAGGTGTAAGTTGGCCGAAGCTAAATTATCTATCGTAAGAGAGGCTTTGCAAGGTGTTTTAACGAAAACAAAATAAGCACTTAATGATACATGAGCAGCACTCAAGGAATGAGTAATGATAAGCAGTATTATTATACTGTAGGGAACCAGGTACACGGTCCTGTACCTTCTGAAAGTTTGGTAGCTATGTATCAATCCAGGCATCTTGCAGACACCACAATGATCTGCCCAGTTGGTGGTGCAAACTGGATATTCATGTCGGAACTATTGCATGGATTGCCTAATCAGTTAGTCGAGCATAGTAAGCAAGATACAAAGCCGCTTGAACTCCCCAGAACAAGAAAAAAGCAAGATGGATCAAGTCGGGCTCTTAATATACTGGCTGTTTTTTGTTGTCTCCCCTGTGCATTTGTGATTTTGTTATCCCTTTTTAATCCTAAATCATTTATAGATTTATGGGGTATTGCCATTCTAAGCATCATAGTTGCTCTATTTTTTGCTGTCTTAGCCAAACTAGTAGGAGGCAAATCGTGAACTATCCCTATTAAGTATGACACAGCGCAACATACTGATCATAAATTTCATATCTCTAACAAACATAACAAATTTATAATAAATTTGTTGTGCCGTTAGAGAAGGGCGTTTGGGCGAGCTATGCTCGCGTCCGATGACCAACACATATACCATGCTGCACGGGGACTGCATGTCCCTGATGTCGACCATGCCGGAGGCATCCTACGATGCCGTGATTACTGATCCGCCCTACGCCAGCGGAGGCCTCTCTACGGCCGCCAGGGATCGAGACCCGCGCGTCAAGTACCAGCTGTCCGGAACCCGTAAATATTACCCGACATTTGCCAATGACAACCGCGACCAGCGTACCCACCTGATGTGGTCCGTGCGGTGGATGGAGCAGGCCCTGCGCCTGACGCGCCCCGGCGGCTGGCTGATGGTATTTACGGACTGGCGTCAACTGCCCCTGACCTCGGACGCCCTGCAGATTGCCGGCTGGACGTGGAGAGGCATCATCCCCTGGGACAAAACGGAAAGCTGCCGACCCCAGATGGGGCTGTACCGCAACCAGGCCGAGTACGTCCTGACCGCCACGCACGGAGGATACGACAAATCCGTCAGGCTTTGTCCTCCGGGAGTGGTGCGCGAGCCGATCCGCCCCAGGGATAAGCTCCACCTGACGGGCAAGCCGGTCCCCCTGATGGAGCACCTCATGACCATCCTGCCGTCCGGCTCGCGCATTTTGGACCCGTTTGCCGGCAGCGGCACCACGCTGGTGGCGGCCCGCAACAAGGGACACACGGCCGTGGGCATTGAGCTGTCGTCCGACTACCACCGCATCGCCACCGACCGTCTCGGTCTGGTCCTGCCGTCCTAATGTTCGTCGATATCCACATATATCAAGACCGCTAGGGAAATTCCTGGCGGTCTTTTTTCATAACGTTTTATCATTTGACTGAGCCCTTCATGTGATTTATATTTTTGTAATGAAAAAAATATCACTTACTGAAGATGAATACAATACGCCCAAGTACACTATTAAAATTGATGGAGAGAAGAAAACGAAGTTGGGTTTCATGGAAGCAATACTCTCTAATTTTAAAGAGGAAAAGGAATGGCATGATAATGATATAGAGATACTGTTGCACATAAAATCATTGGCGCAGTTATCAGATGAAGAAATGATGGAAATCATCACGGAACCTGTGATTGATGAAAAGGATGAAACGGAAATAATTAATGGTTCTACGGAAGTCATCTCTTGGAAAAATATAAAAGAACCTATGGCAGAAAACATGTCCGATAAGGTGTTAATCCGCATTTATGAAGCAATAAAAGAAAAGGCTCCCAGCGTTCTAGGCTAAATATCCTTTCCCGCACGCCCCCTGCAGCATCCCTGCAGGGGGCTTTTTTTGCCAGCCGTTAGAGAGGGGCTCAACATTGTGGTAAGGTTGAGGCATGGACGACAAGACGCTCAAACGCTGGGCCTCCGGGCCGCTCTGTACCATTGCCCAGGCAGCGGCCCTGCTGGGGGTATCCTCGCAGACAGTCCGGCGCATGGTGCTGCATGGCCATCTCATCGCGTGGCGTCCCAATCCGGCGGGCCAAAAGAGGCTGCTCTACCGCCGCCAGGTGGAGGATTTGGCGGCGCATAGCCAGAGCCGTGCCATCCGGCAGGCCCGCCTGATGCAGGATACATTCGATTTTTTTAAGCCAAATGCAACAAATGCGCCAAACGTGCCAAATGCAACAGAGGGCAGCCGAAAATGGGCTAAGGTGCCCCCATGAGCAACACTCCATCTCCTGTTGATAATACTACTGGTGCGCATGACGAGATCCCGGCTCCGGGTGGAGCCGGGAACACCGTCACCACCAAGACGCCCTGGTATTTGTCCTACGTCCTGTGGACCAACCTGGCCGCCCTCGCCTCCATGCTACTGCCCTCCGTGCGTGATTGGCTGGCCAACAATCCCATCGAATTTACAACCGCCCTTACTGCGGTCAATACCCTGCTGGGCTTTATAAGCCGTGGCACGATCCAACTTACCGGACAGGACGGCCAGAGCGGCCAGTCCGCCAACCTGGCCGGAGCCCTCCCGCCATCGCCTGTTACCGGGGAGGGCTCCACATCCCCCGTGGAGGACCGGAGTCAGGATCCTGATCAGGATCCGTCGTCCATACCCCCCAGCTCCGGCTCCTCCTCACCCTTATCCGGGACCTCCCGCCTGATGGTCGTCCTGGGAGCCTTGATGCTCCTGCTGGGCGGATCCTGCAGTACGGACGCAGACCCTGTGGCCGCCAGCGTCAGCCTGAGCGACGGGCAGGTGATAGTCATCCGTGGAAGCACCTCTCTGGTAGTGGACCGCACGGAGTACAAGCTGCTCTGGTCACAGGCCGCCCCGGAGGCAGTTGTGGCTCCGGTAGTACAAGCCACCTCCAAGTGAGCAACTCTTAACTGTCAGCTATCATGATTTACGCAGCATTACAATCCGACACGCTGTCCTGGCAGCGCTCCCTGAAATTCGCCGGTTTTTATCGGGGCCGGCTTGACGGCATCACCGGCCCGCTGACCCGCGAGGCGGCGGCCCAGTGGCGCGAGAGCCATCAACAGCTCCAGACCCGCTACGGCCGGCTGGACCAGCGCACGGAGGACAACCTGCTTACCCTCCAGCCCCTGGCCGCGCTCAAGGTGCGCCAGATGATGACGGCCCTGCGAGGCCTGGCCGACTGGAAGCTCATCTGCGGCATCCGCACGTATGAGGAGCAGGACAGACTCTACGGCAAAAGGCCCAGAGTAACCAGAGCCAAAGGAGGGCAGAGCATGCACAACTTCGGCATTGCGGGCGACGTCTGCCTGTTTGTCGACGGCAAGGACGTATGGACACCCAGCGAGGGAGCGAATTCCATCTACAAGCCCGTGGCGGCCCTGGCCCATAAGCTGGGGCTGGTATGGGGCGGGGATTTCAAGTCCATTTACGACCCCGGACACGTCCAGCTGGGCGAGCTGTCCACAGCCACCCTCCATCACGCCTACACCACCGGGTCCGCCACGCTGGCCCAACTGCTCCAGTCATGATGCTCAACCTGATAGCAGACGCCGCCGCAGGCATCTCGCCGGAGGCAGTAGGCACCATCCTCGGCGTTGCTCTCGGCTCGTCCGGGACATGGTGGGTGGTCAAGGGCCGCAAGGCTCCGCAGCAATCCGACGATCCCCAGCGCTTCTTGATGGAGGACAAGTACGCGACCCGTGAGGAGGTGGCGGAGCTCAAGGCCCTCCACGCCAAGACCACCGACGACATGCACAAGCGCCTCAACAGTATCACCATCAAGCTCAACGAGATGTCCGGCACCCTTAAACTCATGATTGACATCCTCAAAACCCGCAAGTCCTTATGACCACCCGCGCCAACATCAAGATTACCATCCTGCAGGTCCTCGACCGACTGCCCGCTGCCTATACCCAGCGCGTGTCTGCTCTCCGAGCCGAGGTCTCCCTGGACATGTCTCCGAGCCCAGGAACTGCCGATATCGACCTGGCCATCCGGGAGCTGGAGGCCCTGCGCCTGATCACGTCCACCACCTGCCTTATCACCGGCGAGCGCAAGTACGCCATCACCGACGCCGGCCGCGTCCAGCTTACCCAGATATGACCATCACCGACGCCATCGTAAGCATCGCCGCCTTAATATTGATTGGGTTCATCAACTACATCATTTACCGCCGTTAACCGCCATGCTCCGCAAACCCAGACCAGACAGTGTGATCGGCTCCCAGTTGCCCCCCATCATCAAGGACGACGTGGACGCCATGTTGTTTTCCGGCGCATCTTACAAAGATGTCCAGGAACGCCTGGCCGAGGACGGTGTGACACTGAGCCAGGAGGCCATCCGCCGCTACTACCACTCCCAGATCCTGCCGGCGCGTCTGGCCCGGCAGAACAAGACGGCCGAGGAACTCAACAAGATCTCCGTGGACGGAGTGGACGAGGCCACCATGAGGGCCATCCGCTCCGCCGCCCTGGACCTGGCCGCCTCCCCGTCCTGCGATCCCAAGGCGCTGAGCATCCTGGTCAACCTCATCCTCAAGGCAGAGCAGCTGGAGCAGGACAAGCGCCGCCTCAAGATGCTGGAGGCCAAGGCCGCCCAGGCAGACGCCGCCAGACAGGTCACGCAATCAACCCTCACCCCGGAGGAGCGCGACGCCAGGATGCGCAGCATCTTCGGCTGTTAGACAGTAACTCACCCACTCCCCTTCATGTCATCCTTGATCACAACGCCGCTGGAGCTGCTGCTGCCTTACCAGGCACGGTGGGTGGCGGACGAGAGCCGCTTTAAGGCCGGCATCTGGTCCCGCCAGTCCGGCAAGGATTTTTCTACGGCGGCGGAGGCGGTAAGGGATGCGATGCTGCGGGCCAAGACCACCTGGATGATCGCGGCCCCGTCCGAGCGCCAGGCCATGGAATCGCTGGCCAAGTGCAAAGAGTGGGCCGAGGCTTTTTCCCTTGCCCTGGCTGACGAAGAAATCGAACGACAGGACGGCCCCAACACCCTGCTCAAGTCCGGCTCCATCACATTTGCCAACGGCTCCCGCATCTTGGCCGTGCCCGGCAGGCCCGATACCGTGCGAGGCTTTAGCGCCAATCTCGTCCTGACGGAATTCGCGTTTTTCGAGGATCCCGACGCCACCTGGAGAGCCGTATTGCCCTCCATCACTAATCCCCTCCGGGGCGGCGAGAAAAAAGTCCGGCTTATCACCACGCCCAACGGCAAGACGGGCCGCGGCGCCAGGACATACAAGATCATCTCCGACAATTTGCTCCAACCCGTGGAGGGCCGCAAGCAGCACTGGTCCTGCCATGTGGTGACGATTGCCAAGGCCGTGGAGGACGGACTGCCCATCGACATTGACGAGTTAAGAGAATCCCTGGACGACCCCATCGGCTGGGCGCAGGAGTACATGTGCGAATTCCTGGACAGCTCCAACGTGCTGCTGCCCTACGACCTGATCGCCACGGCGGAGTCCGCCAGCGCCACGGTCTCCTGCGACCCGGCCATTTACCTGGGAGGCAAGCTGGACCTGCGCCTGGGCATCGACTTTGGCCGCTCCAACGACCCGACGGTCTGCTGGACATTGGAGCGGGTGGGTGACGTGCTGGTCACCCGCGAGGTGCTGGTGCTGCGCAACATGTCCGTGCCGGACCAGATGGAGGTGCTGCGCCACCGCATCAAGGCGGCGCGCCGGGTGTGCTACGACTACACGGGCGTAGGCATCGGTATGGGCGATGTCCTGGTCAAGGAATTCAAGCGCTGGCATCCGGAGGGTCACGAGTTTGGCCGGATCGAGCTCTGCACCTTTACGCCGGCCTTTAAGCGTCTCATCTTCCCGCGCCTCCGCCAGGCCTTTGAGGCTCCGACCCGTGTGCGCATCCCGATTGACGTGGAGATTCGCGAGGACCTGCACGCCATGCAGCAGATATTCAGAGGCACGGACTACAGCTATGAAGCCCCGCACACCAGGGAGGGACACTCCGACCGGTGTACGGCCCTGGCTCTGGCCCTGCGCGCGGCCGACGGCCACGTGCAGCACCATCTCCCGGCGCCAGGCAGCGGACGCATCATCACCGGCGCTGGCCTGTTTGGCGGCCGCTCCCACGGCTCCCTGTTCGGATGCCGCCCCTCCCTCAACCATCTACCGTCAGCAGCGTAACTCATGATCAAGCGACTTTACAACTACATCCTCCACCGCAGGCTCCATGCAGAGGGCGTGCAGCGGGCGCTTACAACGCCGGAGATACCCTCCCAGGACAGCAGGCCGGGCCTGTTCCGGCTTGTATCCCTGTCCGAACTGGACAAGGACAGCCGCCGCCAGCTGGAGCGCGTGTGCCCGCTGGACTACCTGAGCGTGGATACCATCCGGCGCTGCCTGCAGGACTGCCAGCTGGGGGCCTATGCCGAGCAGCAGTGGATCTGGGAGCAGATGGAGCAGTACGATCCCATGCTGATGACCTGCATTACCAAGCGGGACGACGCGCTGAGCAAGTACGACTGGTCCGTCACGGTCAAGCCGGACCTGGACGACAGGGACAGCCTGCTGGCCGAGGCCCAGCAGCGCACCATTACCGACCTGTGCAACGCCATCGTCAACATGGACGAGGCTATTACCGCCCTGTCCCAGGCGTCCCGCCGCCATTACAAATTCCTGCAGCCCTACGCCGACGGCGATGGCCTGCACCTGCTGCCCGTCGACAACTGGCTGATGTGCCGCGACGGTTACCGTGGACCCTGGGGATACAACCCGTCCGCCCAGTTTAGCCGCTACCGGGGGGAGCCGTTGCCCGTGCCTTTGGAGGATCTCATCCTGCGCCTGCATCCCAGGCCCATCGACATGCCCGCCCAGATGCTGGTGCTCAACCGCAGCACCACCTTGGCCCAGTGGGACGTCTTCCTGGAGCGATTAGGGACGCCGCCGGCATTTTTCAAATTGCCGGCTGACTGCAGCGACGAGCTGCGCGATCTTTATATAAAGGCAGCGGCCAGGATGCAATCCGCCGCCATCGGCGTCATCGACAACAGCGCCGACATCATCACCGTCCCGGTGTCCCAGACGAGCGTCGACCTGTTTGACCGCAGGTACAAGGTAGCCACCGAGGAGATCGCCATGCTGACCACCGCCGGCAAGCTCACAGTCATGACCGAGTCCGGCTCCGGCACCCTGGCTGGCAACGCCCAGGCTGACGGCTTTAAGGCCTGGGCGGCCGGCGAGGCCGACCATATTGCCTCCGTGCTGACGGCCCAGCTGGTCAACCGGGTGCTCGACGAGTACCACCCCGGCCAGCCTCACCTGGTGAATTTTACGCTCTCCTGCGTAGACAAGACCACGCCGGAGAAAGAAATCGCCAACGCCGCCGCCTTGCGCGCCGCCGGCTACGACATCGACGACGCCGAGGTCAGCGAGCGCACCGGCTGGCAGGTGACCGCCGGAGTCTCCTCCTCCGAGCTCTACGCCATCAGGACCGCCGGCTACACGCCGGAGCAGCGGGCCATGGAGAATGGCGGCAAACGATCCCAGGAGACGCCCTACACGCTTAACTCCCGCCGCCGCGACGCCATCACGACACTGGCCCTCCACCGCGGCACCACGCTCTGGGAGCCGGCGCGCCGCCGCCTGGAGGAGGTGGTCGCCCACCGCCTGCAAGACATCGACGAGCGACTGGAACGGGTCACGCTGGAGCTGCTGCCCCTCTCCCCGGCAGAGCAGGCCCGTCTCAAGGATGCGCTGCAGATACCCGAAGAGGAGGAAATCGTCTCCGCCGCCCTCCAGATTGCCCGTCGCCTCCAGGAGGCCCGTGACGAGGGGAGACGCCGCGCGGCGGCCGTTGACCCGTCTCTAACCACATCCGGCCCTGCACGACCCCTGCACGGCGCAAATTCAGCCCCATCCCACGCATGAGCAACTACCGAGACAGATACATCGCCCGCGGCATCCCGGAATTCGACCCGGACGCCTGCGCTCCATACCCCATTGGCCAGGTCCCGCAATCAGGCTGGTTTCTCATTGAGCCAGCCGGCACCTACACCATCCCGGTGCCCGACACCTCCATCCCTCCTGCCAAGCGCTGGGACGTGGACGAGGTCATCGACAAGGACGCTCTGCAGGCCATCTGCGAGGCCTACGACCCGGCCATCAACGGCGGCAACGGCATCCAGGTCAACAACGACCATCTGCATCTGCGCACCACCGGCGACAACCCGGCCCTGGGCTGGTGCAGGGCGCTGGACTACGGATGGGTCGGCGGCCGTCTCTACCAGGCCGCCTACATCTCCTGGGTCAAGGATGCCCACCACGACCTCAACCAGGGCAAATACTGGGCATTCAGCACCGAGTACAAGCTGGCCGACTACAAACGCGTCTATCACAACGGCTACAGCCCCACGCGCCTGTCCGGCCTGGCCGTCACCAACAACCCGGACCACGAGGCCCAGCCGGGCATCATCCTCCAATCCGCCGCGGGCGACGTGGTCGTCCACAGCCGCAGCGCCTCCATCCTCCAATCCACAACCATGAGTACAAAAACAGCAACACAACGGATCCTGCACTCCGAGGGCACAGCCCCCGAAGATGAGGAAAAGAAGCAGCAAGAAATCAACGCCAACAACGACAATCCCCCTCCTGCCACCACAGAGGAGGAAAAGAAAGACGAAACCAGCGCCAACAACGACACCGACCAAAAGGACGAAACCAGCTGCAACTCGGACGACGAGGGCTGGCTGGGCCTCGTCAACAAAATAGCCGGGGTGTGCGGCCTGCCCGACACGGCCACCGGAGACGACATCCTCAAGTACGTCACCGACCTCAAGACCGACTTTGACCTCCTCAAGCAGCAGGCCGATCAATCCGGAGGAGGCACCCAGGCCCACAGCAGGGCTCCCCTCACGCGCCAGCTGCACAGCAACCGGGGAGGCCGGCGCATGGACCGCGACGTCACTCCCGCCGGGGTGGTCATCCACCGCACGCCGGAGGGCAAGGCCGTCAAGGTGCCGCAATCCGACGTCGACCTGGTGACCCACTGCCGCCAGGCCGTGGACGCCGAGATCGTCAGACACGGCCGCCAGCTCACCCCTGGCGAGTACGACCGCGCCTGGTCACGGGCAGCGGAGGAATTCGCCTCCGCGCGCCGCAAGTAACTCCAATCTCAACACCTAACTCTAATTAAAATGATTATCAAGCAAACACCCGTAGAACGCCGTCTCTGGGCGTCGGGCGCCACCGGCACCGACAAGAGCGAGGGCAAGCTGGTCAAGGCATCCGCCGACGGCAAAACCATGTCTCTGCTGACCTCCGCCTCGGATATCCCGGACGGCGTTGTCAGCAACCCTGACGGGCGCGACGGAGCCGACGGCAACGGCGGCGATCTGGTCCGCATGAGCCATCCGGGCATTGTCCAGGTCCGCCTCAACGCCACTCCCGGCGCCATCGAGGACGGCACTGACCTGGTGGCCTGCGCCGACGCTACCGTCAAGGCGGCCACCGGCGCGGCCGGCGAGGTCGTCGTGGCCAAATCCGTAGCCCCCAACACCAGCGGCCAGGGAGGCTGCCTCCATGACGCCATCCTCGTCGCCAGGCCGGCAGCCACACCGGCGGCCGCGTCCGAAAAATCCTGACCATTAACTCTTACCTCTTAACGACTACATAGCATGAGTACATCCGCAACCTACGCCGTCAACCTGCCGCTGACCAACTACATCATCGGCTGGTACGGCACCCAGACCCACGACCCGGCACGCTTCCTGGCTCCCGGCACCCAGGCCCCCGGCCTGCTGACCACCTACAAGCGCTACCTGCGCCAGGACGCTTTTGCCGCCTCGGACACCCGCAGGCCCATGTACGACTCCCCCCGCACCATCGACATCCGTGGCGAGGACGTCCCGGTGATGCTCGAAGAACACGCCCTCAAGATCGGCATCGACGACCGCGAGCTGCTCGGAGCGGTTGACGCGGAAGTTTACCGCACCAGCCTGCGCCAGGCCAAAACCCGCGCGCTGGCCCGCCGCATGCTCATCTCCCACAATAAGGAGGTGTTTGACTACGCGAATTCGGTCATCCCCGGCATCACGTCGGTGGACGGCATCACGGAGGCCAACAAATGGAGCGACCGCACCAAGCCCGTGGTCAGCATCCTGACCAGCCTCATCAACAAATTCGCCGTCAACAACGGCGTCTATCCCAACCGCATCCTGACCACGCGCGACGTCTGGGCGGACATCCAGGCCAACACGGAAGTCCAGACCATGATGGGCGAGATGGGCCGCAAGGTCCTCACGCCGGAGACGCTGCTGGAGCTCATCGGCCTGCAGGGCGACGACATCCCGCCGGTCAGGGTCATGCGCACCATTGCCTCCTACAATCCCGGAGGTACGGGAGGCGCGGAGGTGGACAACGTCAATATCGTGGGCAGCAACATCTATCTGTTTTACGCCGACGACAATCCGTCCCTGGACGACATATCCGCGCTCAAGACGCTCAACCTCGCCGGCGACGACATGTACAGCACGGTGGAAACCTATCGAGATGAAGACATTTCCACGGAATGGCTGCGCGTGCGCGGCCATCACAAGGTCGTGTTCGCCGCTCCGTCGGCCATGATGCGCATGCAGATCGCCTGATGCAGGACGGAGTGTGGAGAGCCGGGAGTTGAAATGCTCCCGCCTCCACGCTCCCTCCCTCTCTTAACAATCAATTTTTTATCAAGACATCAAGATGACAGCCAAGAAATCAACCAGAACCAACAAACCCGCCGCGGAGCAGGCTCCTGCCCAGGAGATGGACACCACCACTCCTGATCAGGACAAGGCCACGCCGACCGTGGAGGGCACCGCTGCCGAGGCATCCGCATCGGAGCCTGCAGCCAATCCCGCCAATCAACCAGCCGTAGAGCCCGCCACTGACTGCCCCATGGGCGACAGCGACTCCGGGGAGGCAGGGGGCAATCCCGGCCCCAACATGACCAGTCACGAGTACGATAACCTGCATGATCTGACCTCCAACGTCCATGACGACAGCGTCTCCGGAGAGCAGCCTCCCCTCGCCATTCTGACCGCCGAGCGGCTCGGCCTGTCGCCCAGACAGCACATCACATCCATCATCGCCGGAGGCGTGATCAGCGGCATCCTGGCCCGGACCAAACCCTACGAGATGCTCGACCTGCGCAAGGCGGCCGAGGCCATCGGCATGTGCGACGCCATCGTCGAGATGATCCTGCACATGGACGATGCCGTCCCGGAGGCCCCGGACGAGCAATCCGTCTCCTGACTATTAACCGTTGCCTGCCATGAATCACTGGATCACCTTGACGGCGGATATGCTCCCGGAGGTCATCGACCAAGCCGAGCTGGATGCCATCACGGCCGCCGATACGGACGGTTCTGTTGTTGACGGCATCATCCAGGACGTGACGGCCTCCGTGCGCGAGGCCATCGCTGCCAACCCCGCCAATGTGATGGACCTCACGGGGGACACCATCCCCCGCACCCTCAGGCCGGAGGCTCTGGACATGATTGCCTGGCGGCTGCTCAAGCGGTTTGCCGTGGCAGTCAGTGAGTCCCGCGACAAGGCCGCGACTTCCGCCCGCGAGCGTCTGGAGGCGGTCCGGGCCGGCACCCACCGGGTGATCGGTCCGGACGGCCGCATGCCCGTGCCTCCCGGCAAGCGTCCCTATGTCCAGGGGCCGCGTCCCGCCTACGGCTCCGGAGCGCCCGGATTATTTCCTTCCCCCCGGCGGGGGAGGTAACAGTAACTCAGCCCTTCCCACTCAGCAATGCCTTCTCCCTCGGATTACATGCGAACCAAAATCACGGTTCCTGCTGCCGGCATGTCGTCGGCGGACTGGGACGGCGTGGATCCGGACATCCGGGAGCGCTCCTATTGGACGGCCAGGGAGGGATGCTATGCCCGCGTGCAGGGATTCCGCGACCGCTGCCAGGGGATTGTGGACGGCAACCTGTCCGAGGCGGACGCTCTGCGCGAGGTCCGCGCGATGCTGCGCGCCACCGGCTACCAGCCGGAGCCGGGCACGGAGGGTACTATCCAGGACCTCAACTCCGACGCCCGCCAGCGTCTCATCCTGGACACCAACGTCGCCATGGTCCGGGAACGGGCCTACCGGGACTCCATGCTGGGGTCGCTGGCCTATCCCGCCCAGCGCCTGGTGCGTATCCGCTACAGCCGCCAGCCCAGGGACTGGGACGCCCGCTGACCAAGAGCAAGCTCACCGGCTTCCGGGGCCGGGCCGTCATCCTCTACGCTCCCGTCAATTTTTAATTTTTTCCCATCCTCACCTACAACACACAACCATGGCTAAGACCAATACAACCAACAATACCGATACGACCGGCACGACTCCGCAGGCTCCCGCCCAAGAGGAGACGCTGGTGTTAGTCCGCGTGACCAAAACGGGCACGCTCATCAATGGCGCTTACGGACGTGCCGGCGCTACCGCCAGAGTGACAGCCTCCCAGGCCAGGTCTCTGGAGGCGGCCGGGCTGGCCGTCATCGTCGGCGTGTAACTGCCAACCATTAACCCATCACCAATCACTGATATGTCCAGATTTATTATCCCCGGCCTGATCATCGGCTCCAAGGTCAGCATCGCCAAATTCGGAGCCGTCATCGGCAGCGGCGAACCGTCCAAGACCGTGTCCGCGGACTGGCTGCCCGTCCCCCCGACAGCGGAAGCCCCCGGCCCCTGGCTCTATATGGGCAGGATACGCACCAGCAATCCTCAGATTGAGACCAAGACGGGCGAGATTGAGGGCGCCAACGACGGCGGCACTTACGAAACCGAGGAGCTGCAGCTGACCACCAAGCGCAAATTCCTGTTTGCCAGCAACTACATCACCCCGGAATTCCTGCAGCTCTCCTTTGGCCTTGCCCAGGACTGGGGCACGGAGCAGGTGGTCTTTGGCTCCGGCTCTCCGCAGATCGACGTCTATGTCTATACCGAGTGGACGGACGCCTACCGCGACGGGGCCAGAATCATGAGCGCCTGCATGCAGGGCCGCCTGCGCCTGGTCAACCCGGCCAAGGCTGCCTCCGATCCGTCCCTGGCAGAATTCGAGCTCAGCGTCATCTACAATCCGCTCTGCAAGCTGACCCCTGACGAGGACTACGCGGGAGCATAATCCCGTCCTCCCCCCGCGGCGGCGTCCTTTCCGCCGCGGGGAAACACCTCTTACGCCTAATCACTGATACCTGTTATGCAACTGCTGATTGATCTGGCCACCATGGCCGTCATGTTCCCCGGCGGCATCCCGGCCACCGACTTGTCCCTGGTGCGCGGCGACAAGATTCCCCTGCGCGTCACGCTGCTGGATGAGGGCGCTCCGGTGACTCCCTCCGGCGTCAGACCGGCGCTGGCCGTCAAGACCGCCCTGGGAGACGAGACCCTGGTGCTGGCCGCCACCAATCTGGAGCCGGTCGATGATGCTCTGGGGCCGGCTTATGTCGGGAGCCTGTCGGTCAACACGACCCAGTTGATCGAGGCCATGGGCAGCGCCGCGAGCATCGACCTGATCGGAGAGGTGGTCCTCATAGCCGGTGATGGTTCCCAGCGCACCTCCTCCCTGATCAGGGTAACCGTGCGCCAGGACATTATGCCGGCGGATGTTATCCCTCCGGAGGATGTGCTGGCCGACTGGTCCGCACTGGTAGCCGACGCCCTGGCCGCGCAGCTGCCGGATGCGCTCAAAGAGGCGGGAGTGGAATTGGAAGCGGCAACCGGGCAATCCACCTTGTCCAGCGGGGACGCCGCCGACACCTGGACCATCGTCGGAGGCTACGCATTCACTTGGGGAGACGAGATACTGGCCGGGCATCTGCCCGACAGCTGCCGCCTGAAAAGCATTTCCACCGTGTATTTTTTCACCGACCCGGCCCTGAATCAGTATTGCCTGCGTGTCTGGCGTCTGACGGACGGCGCTTACAGCCTGATCGGCACCTCCGCCTATGTGTCCAACCTTTCCAGCGGCCAGACGGCTACATGGGAATTTACGCCGGGCGTTACGTTGCAACGCGGGGATGTCATTATCATCCAGGTGTGCGAGGGGACGGAGATGACGCCCTATGCCTTAGGCATGCACGCCGTTCTTACTCCGTCCGTCCCTGGGCGCGGCCTGGTGACGGAGGTGGCCAACCCTCCCGCCGTGAACGGCACGATGGCCCCGCTGATGACCGTAGTAGTGGACTATGACGACGGCATCACACTGGGAGGGGTGGAACTGGCTACCGCGCGGCAACTGGACAGCCTGGGGAGAGATGTGCGCCAATCATCCGCGACCGCCGAGGCTGCGGCGCGGACGGCTGGCCAGTCCGCCGCTGCCGCGTCCACGGCTGCCTCCGATGCCGCAACCTCTGCCACCAGCGCGGCCAACTCCGCGACGGCGGCGGCTAACGCCCTGGCGGCCATGCCTCAAGTGGACGCCTCCGGCAACATGACGCTGGCCGGAGGTCTGACGGCGGCGGGGGCTATTAACGCCAACGGAGGCGTCAACATCCCTCTTGCTGTCGGTGCGCCGACCGATACGGGGGCGGTTAATCGCTTTTATACGTTAGGATTGGCCGGTGCTGTATCAGCGTTGGTTCAGCCTATATACCTTAATTCCAGTTCGATCACAGTCGCGGGTTCCATTTCTAAATCTTCCAACGGTACTCTTGCCGGGTTGACGCAGCGTTTTTCGGTGGGCGCAGCTTCTGCCGGGTCCAATGCGTACGGGTCAGCG